ACGTCCTCGAAGGTTATGGTCTCAGCTTGATCTCTTGGCTCCTGGTGGGTTTTCGCACAGTTATTCGAACTTTGCTCATAGATACTGCGCTGCTCGTCCTGGGACCTACGGAGGCTTGGAAGATAGCGGAGCGTCGAACATACAAGAGTTGAAGGCTCGGTGTTCGTTTTTTGTTCATGAGGTTCCGTATAGCGAATCTCACTCAAGCCTTCCTAGTACGCGGGTTCAAGTAGATTACCTTACGAATACCGAGCTTAATCGGGCCGATAGATTCAGCGATGAACAGACATTCAACCAAGCTGTACGCGAAATGAATCGAGAAGCTGCAAATCGTCCTGACGGTAGAGAGCGTGTAGTGGAGGCCAGGCTGGCCGAGGCATGCAGTCGTAAGCGCCGGTACGTTATTGAAGAGGCTATTGAAGGTCTCAAGGGCGGAGGGAAGGTGGTTATCTTCACCGCTCGCAGGCGGGAGACGGAGTTGTGGGCTCATCAGCTACGCCAACAACTAGGCAAGGGGGACGAGGCCCAGAAGGGTGTGCCCGTATGGATGGCTCATGGTGGCGTTTCAGAGACTGAGCGCGACGAAATGATTGATGCCTTCCGTAACAGCGAGGAGGCGTGCTGCTTGGTCGCGACTGGCCAGAGTGTGGGCACAGGTGTGGACGGCATGCAGACGGCGAACCTTGCAATCTTTGCGATGCTTCCATGGAAACCGGGCGACTTCCTACAATGGAAGGGTCGGTTCGATCGGCTTGGTGGTAGTCCTACGTTGCTCAAGGTTGTTGTCGCTCAAGGCACGTACGATGACCGGGTTGTGCAGATCCTGGTCGACAAGTTTGGTCCAATTGAGACATTCCTGAAAGCTGATGAGCTTGAGGGTTTGGGCGACAAGTTGCTCGGTATGGAGGACGAGGAAGCCCTTGTGAGCAGCATCATCGGAAAGCTGGAGGTAGCTTAATGGATTTATCAGACAAGAGGTTCCACCTGAAAACCATTCCCTGGGCGAAGCTTGAATCGGAGGGCGTTGATCCGCGCAAGGTAATGAAGGAAGCTCAGGTACAGAAGATGTGGATCTTGGCTCGTAAAGCCGAACATCGCTGGCACAACAACCAGAGGTTAGCAGAATGAGAAAAATACTTATCGACGCTGGCCGTTCTTCTCGTGGTTGGTCACGTATCGGAACCTTTTCCAGGTGTCCGCAGTTGTTTGCTTACGGGCAGCGGCTCAACCTCACCATGATTCCCGCTCATGCTCTGACTCGTGGAAGCATGGGTCACATCCTCCAGGCGCATCAACACGCCATCTGGGGGGCAGCCTCTGACGAGGGTGTTTGGGTTGATGAGACATGGCACGATGATCCCAGTGTCTTCCTGGATCCGGAAACAGCCGTAGAAATGTGGTGCGACACCAATGGTGGGCATGAGCACCTGGAGCGTATGGTTGAAACCTTTCGGCGGTACATGGCTCGACACCCTGAGCCTCCAGGGAACGTTATAAAAGTTGAGTACCCAGTCACGGCGGTGCTGGGAACAAAGGATAATCAGTGGGGTCTTTGGGTTGTACATCTTGAGGACACCGATTTCAATCGACGTGCTGCAAAGGTTAAGGCGTGGGATGGCGGAATCATTGTTCCGACACCGCTGAATTGTCCTGGTCACCCCGATTCTGGTGCCGCCCTCGTTCTCACTCGACGGCTCGATATGGTCACGAAAGAACGAGGTGGGCGCACCTTTATATGGGATCACAAGCATCAGGCCCGTGTTCAAGCGAATAAGAGTGTCGACGGCTACGCAATTGATGGTGGCTTTGCTGCTTTCCGAATCATGGGTAAGCAGATGTACGGAAGTGATTTCGGTGGCTTGGGTCTCAATCTGATTCAAACTCAAGAGCCTTGGCGTGTGGCACGTCCGATGGTTCCTGCTACGCCGCATAGAGACTCTCATTTTGCTGAGATGTTGTGGCGCGAAGAGCATCGATTGGCGCGTCTTGAGGTAGACTCGCCAACCTTTTGGGACTGGCCCAAGGTTCAGCATGAAACCTCATGCATTGGGCGATACGGTGCCTGTCCCGGTATTAAGTTCTGTTTCTACGGTAACGCTGCAAAAACTATTTAGGAGAGAGTATGAGCGACCAAACACCACCCACTGTAATGGTGACCGTCTACGGTAAACCAAAGCAGAAGAAAACCAGTGATGCACTTGCGGCATTTCCGAGAGCTTTGTTCCTCGGTGTTCCGTCAGCGATCACGTTGGTAGCGCAGAATGAACTGGGGTTTACCCCATCTGTGCATCCCGATTCGCCGAAGAACTTGACGGACCTTGTCAGCATGCTCAAGAGTTTTGCGGAGCTACCCGACAAGTCTAACTACGATGCGGTCGTCATCGATGACACCAGTCATCTTTGTCAGCGTTCGATGCTTGAGTGGCACGAGAGCGCACCGTCTGGACGGAGCGGGAAGAAAGATAGATTCTATCCGTACCAACAACTGAATCAACATCTGCTGGAGGTCGCACACACGTCTCGGTATTTGGGTGTTCATCTTCTGATGAATTTTCACGAACGGTCACCGGGATCGAATGCTGAGGGTCGATTTTGCCCTGGCGGCCCTGACGTCCCCTCTCGCAATCAAGTAGAGACGCTCCCGTCTTGGTGCGACATCAACGTTCGTGCGATGGTCGACCCCACATATCCGGACCCTTGGTTCCCAAGTATTTACTACTGTGATCCGACTAATCCTGAGTGGGTTACGGGTGACCGCACTGGTATATGCTCTGCGAAGACACCAGGTAATATTCGAGAGATACTAAGGGCGAGCGAGAGCAAGTATAGCCTGAGCAGACTTTCCGGACTGGAATGGCAGGATGAGGTTGCACAATCCGTCGCAGACGCTATGATTGAGGGTGCTGACGTGAAGGAGGCTATCCAGTCAGCAGTTTCAGGTCGGACTGACAACAGATTACATCTTCGATGGGCTTGCCAGGATGGAATTGCTCGGGGCGTTTTGGCTCTGCAGAGCAATCAATCCTTGTTTGACTTCTCAGAAACTGAGTCGCCACAGGGCTCATCTCCTAGTCTTCCGCCTCCACCACCAATCAACTAACAACAACAAAAGGAGCCATTATGGCTATCAAAATTTCAGGTAATGCATTTCAAGGAATCAGTGCTCTCGGGTCTTCTGTTCCTGAGGCTGGGTTCTACGAAGTCAGCATCGTAAACATTGAGCGTGCAGCAAACGACAAGGCGACAACTCGTCGCGTTCACGTTCAATTTGAGAACGGGTTCAAGATGTTTTCGTTTCTGAGCGTACCGTTTGATGACCAAGGAAACATGCTTACGGATCTCAAGCCGAATCAAGTTCGTGGTCGCATGGCTGTGCTGCGCTCAATTCTTGAATCCCTGGGCTACACATCCTCTGAGATTGAGGGTGCTTCTGAGATCAACCTTAACTGGTTCCTGACCGAGCAAAATGGTGGTCGGAAGGCTCACATTGAGTTCATCCCAGGCCAAAAGGGTGTCCAAGGTTCTTACAATGAGATTGGTAAGTGGCTGAACAAGAAGCAATTCGAGGCGTTGAAGGGCGCAGCGAACGCGGGGACATCGACAAAAGCAGCGCCGGCTCCATCTGCACCATCTGCACCGAATGGCGCACCCGTACCTTCTGCTGGAGTTTCCCTTCCTCCACCCGCAAGCGCGGCACAAGGTATCGTTAGCTAAGTCGAACAGACCAGGGAGGTTTTTCCTGCCTCCTAAGGGCCGAGCAGGTAGGCATGTCGGTGGTCGCATAGATGCCTTGTTTCTTTTATGAGCAGTAATCCAAAACAATGCGGTGCCCGCTGTGATGAGTGTCCTCTCGGGCCTGATGGCGCGCTGCAGAAGGATGAGTGGCGTCCTGTCACGGGAGAGTTCCATCCAGGGGCGAAGATATTGGCTCTGGGTGAAGCTCCTCGTGCCGAGGACGTTCGTTCTGGTAGGCCCATTATGGGATCTGCTGCATCCGAGTGGTCTCGGTTTCTCGCTACAGCAGGGTTGAACCGCTCCCACGTAGATCTTGAGAACGTGATTGCGTGTAAGCCTCCCGGTAAAGAGGGTGGCGCATGGAATCGGATGGAAAAGTCTTTGGACCGCTTGAACAAGCGCCGTGCGGTGCAGGGCAAGGATCCTCTACCGCATCCAGCCGATTGCTGTAGACCACGCCTGCTCAACGTTCTCAACAAATACGACAAGTTCATAGCGCTCGGCAAGACGGCGACAAAGATGCTGTCGGGTCAGTCTGGTAGCATCCATGGCGTCCGAGGCGGGCCCATGTACATTGATGATGATTGGCTCTGGAGCCTGGAGCCCACGTCGAAGAAGATGCTGGCGACACTT